TTGCTGAACAGGCTCAGAATATTCTTCAGAGTAACGAGACTTTACTGAAGTTACGTTCTTTAAATCTGATTGGGCATCATTAAGCATTTCCTGTGCTTTAAGTACCCGTTCCTTGTCACCTTCATCAAACGCTTCCAGATAGGCTTGGCGAGCTAATTCAATCTTGTCTGTTAGCTGCTTCTCAGATGCTTCAAGACTATTCTTACTGACATTGAAAACTTCTTCTTCTTTTTTCTTCAATGTTTCTGAAAGTTTTTTATTAGTTTCTAGTAACTGTTCGACTTCTTCTTCACGTTCTTTACGTTGACGAATAAGCTGACGTATTCTTTTCTCTGCACCTTTGGTTTCAATACCCTCCAGTTCAGGAGTCTCTTCTTTTTCTTCTTCTTTAGCTTCCAGTACAGGCTGCTCTTCTTTAACTTCTTCAGGAGCATCCTGTTCAATTTCAATTTCAATCTTATCTTCTTCTGGAACTTCAACATCGTTCCAGCCATCTTGTTCTGACATTATACTCTCCGTTGCTAACGATACAAACGATTTACGTTATTAATATTATACCACACTATACTACTTTTCCCAAATCATCCAGACCCCTTTCCTAAATTAAATGTTGGATCAAGGTCTTTTGGGTCTCCTACTTTCATAATAACCTGATCATCAAACAAAAGAATAAGCCTAACTCCCTTGTAAAACAACTTGGTTCCTGCATGTTTACCATAGCATACATAGTCACCTACGTTGCACCAAGCTCCGGCAGGAAACTTATCCTTATCCATATAGGCCAAGTCTCCCATTGAGAGAACCTGTGCCACTGTGGTTAGATAAGCCATATCATCTTTGGTAGAATCAGGCAGTAGAATACCACCTTTGGTTACACTTTTTACCGAGACAGGGCGAACCAAAACATGAAAGCCCGGTATGTTCGGCAGTGGTGAGGGATCAGGAGTTTCTTCTACATCAGTAATCCAAAGATCATTTTTGATCGCACCACCCATACTCACTTGTTGCATCTCTTTAGTCATCCTCCATATACATACGTTTTTTTACTATGTCTGTTAAGTTATCTCTGGCCCACTCAAGACTTGAGATGGACCCTACTATTTGTCGGTAATGCGAGTAGTCTTCCGCAGAACCATTTGATAATGTAAGTCTTAGGTTATTTATTTCTTCATTAAACCCATTAACTACTTCATCCCAAATATTCATCTACTTCTTTTTAGAACCCTTCTTGCTATCAGAAGCCTTCCAAGAGAAGTCATCCCATTCGTTAAGCGCACTGCGAACATTACGACCACCTGTAATATCCTGTGCATATGCATCGCCAAAACTTTTACCAGTATCCTTTACATGTTCAGGATACCCCTTACCTTTATTCATCATAATTATTCTCCCTTTGCATTACTGCTAATTGTGTTAAAGCCTCAAGAGCTTTCTCTTCCATCTCTTTATCATCTTGCATCTTTGCTTCTAACATATCTTTAATTGTTTGAGCAACTTCTTTTTCATTTTCAACAGTTACTTTATACTGTTCAATATTTAACTTGCCTTCAATATCCAGTTCTTTAATACGTTGTTTGGCCTGACGATCAAGCTCCGCTTTTTCTTCTTTCATACTGTTACTGGCATTAGTCTTGAGAAGATCAATGATCTGGTCAGCTTCTTCAAGTTTAAGTTTCTTGGTCTTGAGTTCCATCTCTGCTGCCTGAACCATGGTATCAGATTGTAGCTTCTGTTTCTCAAGTTCAACCTTGGCCTGTTCCAGAGATACAAGCTGCTGTTCAGGAGACTGTGCCTGACCCATTGCCTGATTAGCGTTAAGAATCTGCTGTGCTGCCTGTGCCATGACCATCTCAACAACAGCAGGGTTCTGAGCTTCTTGAGGATTAACGCCCTGCATCATCTGATCAGTCATGCCGTTCATCTGTTCCTGATACTTCATAATAGAATGTTCTTGAATGTTAGCTTGAAGTATCGGAGCAATCCGCTGCATGATTGGGTTTGCACCGTTCATGGGGTCTTGCAGGTACGCCATCTTAATCTGTATATGTGCATCATGGCTCTGGCCGGGGAATGCCGCAATGGGGACACCCTTGGTAGCGGCCATAATGTCCGAGACAGGATCAAGCGGTTTAGGCTCAATCTTTGGTGGAAGTATCTGATCAACATTGGGCATGTTGGCAGCGTTAAGGATTGTTCTGTTAAGTTCTTCCAGATTAAACATACCGGGAGGAGACTGCTGCGCCATTTGCAGAGCCATGTTTGCCATCATCATACGGTGTGCGTTGCTGGGGATGTTAGGATCAGATACTGGGATAATATCTACACGTCCATCAAAGTCCTGCTTGAAAATACTACGATCTTCATATGGAACATCATATGGATATTCTTCTGGAAGATAGTCATAGTCAATACGAGCAAGGATTCTGAACTCATCCTTTTGGGACTTGTGAAGCCGTTTATGAATTGCAGAGAAAAATTTACTGCTTGCTTCCAGCAGTGCCATAGTAGTGCCAACGGGTCCATAGGAGGCAGCATCGGAGATAACCTGCTCCGTGCTGTCCGCAAACTTCTGTCCAGCAGTAGCTACGAAGTTCAACATTTGGAATAGAGTAGAGGAAGGCTCTTTATAGGGGAGGGGAACAATAGCCTTTGACAAATCTATACCAGTTGCCTCAACCTCCTTGAACTCGCCGGGAGCAATAGGTTCGTTGTCGCCAACCATCCTTACTCCTTTGGCCTTAAATCCTCCCGGTAGATTTGCAAACTGCCCTGCATCTATCAGCGAACGCATTGCCGCAGTGGCACTCATAGTCAAATTACCAAGGAAGTGTATAAGACCAAGCCCGTAAAAACCAAAACCCGGTACAAACCTGTAATGAACAAAGTGTCCTATTTTTTCTTTGTTTGGATCATCTTGGTTATAGTTTCTACGAATACTTAGTATTTGTCTAGATTGACTTTCAACAGTAACAATATATGGGAGGGGAATATCTTCCTCCTCAATATCAAGATAGCAGTGTTGTTCCAGCAGCACATACTGAGGATCATTATCAGAGGAGGGCGACAACCCAACGATTGTGTCCATCTTCTCTGCAAAGGTTGTAATATTATTAGATGATGGTGTGGGAAGATCAATGTCCTGATAAACACCGGCATTAATATCCCGTGCTATTTCAACAGGACTACGATAGATTACATGTGTGTAACGATCAGCATTGGCAAGATCAGTTGCGTAGTATGATACATAGAACTGATCAATGGGAATAAACTCAGAGCGGGGACGCTTGGTTGTTGCGTCATAGTACAACTTTTTAAATGCTGATCCAATGATCGGTAGGTGAAACAGCATTCTTTCAAACTCATCAAAGTATTCGGGCATCTGCTCCGTTACCTGATAGTTCATAAAGTTCTGAACTCTGTTGGCCTGTAATTCTTTTTCTGCGTTTGACTTGCCAAGTATCTGTGCCTTGACAGGACCGCTTGATGGGAATAGCTCACCGGAAGCCTTGGATTGAAACTTGACTGCTGATTCAATCAAGAGAGGATGTACGGCGGTACATGCACCCTCAAAGGGTTCTGAACCCTGCTCCAGTTTAAGACCAAGAAGATCAAAGCCGCTCTCAAACATGGACTCCCACTCAGCACGGGAATCTTTATCAGACTGATAGTTTTCAATGACATCATTGGCGATATCATTAAGTTCATCTTCTTCAAGAAGTTCAGACATATCACCGAACCATTCGGCAATATCTTCTGATGCTTCCATCCCCACAACCTCTTCAGAGAAGTCAACAATAACACCACCATCTTCAGGATCAACCTCAAAGGTAGCATTGGACTCTTCTTCCATAGGCATAGCAACAACATCGCCAACCTCTTCTGGCATCATATCGTATGGATTTCTTTCAGTAGCCATTTATTTCCCTATTCAAAATTTGTTCCCTGCATTAATTATAGCACATAATCTGGTAAAGCCCAAATCTTTTATGCAGCTTTAGCTGCCTCTGTTAGACATTCCAGTATGTTGCTCTGCCCCTGCTTACCCGATCTTCTTCTTCTTCGGGGTCTTCAGGGTGCGAGAGGTGCCATGATTCCTTCATGTAGTGTACTGCCATTGTCAGGGCATCTACTTGGTCATCATGCGCTGCATTGGGAAACCGTATAAGTTCTTCAATGAGGTCGTCTGCCCATTTCTTACTCTTGGGTATCCATAGCCTACCCGCTTCCATGATGGGGCTGGCTGCGTAAACTCTGGATACCTTATCTCTGTCAGGATTATATTCCATTACCGGGAGTCCTGCCCGTCGCATATCCTGTATAAGAGATTGACCGGATGCCTTCTTCTCCACCATGCAGACATCAGGTCTATGTTCAGTATAAAGCTTCTGCGCCAGCCGTCGAAGTTCTGGATACTCAAAGCGTCCCTTGATGTTGCCAAGAAGTATCAGGTGGGCTGAAAAGTCCTCCCTGCCCTTATCATCTTGGTCATACATGTAGAATATGCCCCATGTTTGTATTACGCTATAGTCAGCGGTGGTACTGGTAGAGAAGGCAGTATCAAGAGTTTGTATTACAAATTCACAGTTGGGTGGGTCTTCCTGATCCCAATCCTGTATCCAGCGTTTCTTTATAAGACCACCCTCTTCGGGTGTGGGGTCTTGCATGTATAGTGAGTTCCAGTATCTGCTTCCGTTACTTGCCTTGATTTCGCTCTCATCCATCCTGAGTATTCTGTCAGACTTCCATTCAGGAAAATAACTACCACCCACAGGAAGGTCAAGCATTTCTGCTGCCTCTTCATCTAACCATGCAGGTATCTTCACCACCTCCCACGGTATAGTTTCATAGTCGGACATATTCTCCTGCTGCTTTAATAGCCAGCCGCAGAGATCATCATAGTGATACCTTGTATTGATTATGACAATGGCACCATCAGGCATGATACGTGTTCTGAGTCCCGCAGGATACCACTCTTTAATGAACCTTCTACCTGCACTGGAGATCGCATCTTCCTCAGACATGGCGTCGTCAAGTATAGCTACATGTGCACCACGTCCAGCAATCTGTGATCTGACACCGGCAGCATAGTATGTACCATTATGGTTTGTCTTCCACTTACCAGCAGCCCTGACATCACTTCTAAGGGAGACACCTCTGAATACTTTCTGATATTCTTCAGTGTTTACTATGTCCCTGACTGATCTGCCAAAGTCACTTGCCAGTTGGTCACTGTGCGATATGCTAAGAATCTCATGTTCAGGGTTCCTGCCAAGATACCATGCAGGAAACAACTTGGAACAAACAACAGACTTACTGGAACGTGGTGGAAGAAAGACCATCAGTCTTTTTATTTGACCATCCTGTACCTGTTGTAGCTTATCCGAGATAACTTCAATGTGGCGACCCATTCTAAAGTCAGACACAATTGAGGGTGCTACTAATCTTACAAAAGACAAAAAGTCATCGTTACATTGAGTATCAACATTCTGCTTTAGCAAAGCTTCAAGGTTGATATACTGCTCTATATAGTTACTATCTAAATACTCCATAGTACTATTATACACTATACTATAGAGATATACAATAGAGATACTAATAAAATAATAAAATAATACTAATAAGGAACTAATTAGTACCGCTTTGTTGTATTTATGTCACACTATGGATACCTTATTTTTTTATTTTATATTTTACCCCCTGTTATTTTTGATAATTTTATCTATAGTCCCTTATATATATGCTGCTAGGGCGTGCGGCAGATTTTTTTCCCACCCCTAGACAATATCATATGAGACTATATCATCTGAGATTAACAGATACCTTGATTGTATCGTATGAGATAGTATCGTATGAGATTGTATTCAGGGGAGGGCCTTTTTTAGAATGCGTCTAATGTGCATGTTGCACTGCACCATTCTATGTTGCACTGCACAATACTATCCGGCCAGTATGTCGAGCCGGGTTAAATCGTCGCACCCTCGCCGATTATGCTGATTTCCCTTGACTGTGCTATATTTACCACACTTATGTTGCGCTGCACAAGACGACATATCGCACCTGCGAAGGGCATCAGGAATGAAATATCATCATCCCAATTATGCGTTATATTTCAATGACTTACAAATAGGTCCGATAGTGGACTACTTTGTGCACCGCACACCTATCATCATGGTTCTGAATAACCCTTATATATCAATGGGTTATAGATAGGGGTTGAATTGATGTAGGGAATATTCGTATAATGACATCAGGGCAATAACCCCTGAAATATTTTCACCGCTTTACAGTGTAAAGCACAACACGAGGAAAAGACCCAATGGATATCGTAAACATCATCAGCACCGCCGCCGAAGCTGCAATCGCCGCCGACAATGCGGATAGCATAGGCAAAGAGCACGCCGCCAATAAAAAGGCCGCAACGCAAACAATCTTCGAATGTGTAAAGGCCGCATTCGACAATCATCAAATGGCACCGGCGCAATTCCGAATTGAATTTGCCCTTGCCGCTGGATATTCTTGCCGGGAATACGACATTGACGGTTCGTATGTCGAGCACGATGGCGACAAGATGCCCAAAACCGCTCAAACGATTATTTCCCTTTGCGGAAAGTATCAAAAAGAAAAGGGAAAGCTAGATGTCGCAAATGTCACAGACTTGCGGAAAGCTTTCAAGGTAGAGAAAACGGACCTTGACAAGGCGCTAGATGCGGTCGGAAAGCTTAGCGGCGAAGATTTCGAATTCTTCCAAAAAGAAATCGCCAAGATTGCCGCCTAGTTTACATTGTAAAGCGGAAACGTCCGGTGTTAATTCACCGGGCGCTTTCGCACGTCTGCTATTCAGTTTCTGATTTACATTGTAAAGCAGTCAATACGGTCATACACTGCTGGGGCAACTGCTTGGGCAGCAACTAAGAGGGCAACCATATGAGTACTACATTTAGTGTCAAGCGCAATGGCGATGTACTATGGCGCAAGTTTCTCATTGGTCATATCGACTATGACACGCATCAAGTTACTGATGTGCGTGGCAAGTCTGTCACCTATGCCAATCGGCTAGAATGTATGCGACACTTCACTCGCTTTGTTGGCTGGGGTGAATATGTAAACTGTCGCCCCAAGCCTATCAATCGTGTGCGATATGCGGAGACTGAGACTTATCAGCGTTGGTCTAGGGTCTGATTTACACTGTAAACCGGAAATGGAGAAAAAAATGTTTGTAACCGATGCAAGTATTCGACGTTATCTTATGTTACAAAAGCAAACGCAACCCGACGCACCACCTAAACTATGGGATGAATATAACATCTATGTCTGGTGCGTTGCGAAAGACGAACAACCCAAGACGTTTAACGAATGGCTGGAGGATTAATAAAATGACTAATACAGGATTTTCTGTTACAGGTTTCGTTGACAACCACACGGCCACACCAGCATTTGACGCTGAAACACAAAGTGAAGCTGATGCCGTGTTCAACGAAAGGGTATCCCGTGGGGATATCGAAGTGACGTTGTGGAAAATGGATGGGCCTATGCCCTTATTGATAAAGGAAGTTTGCCAATGACAAGGACAATCAAAATCGCTGGTGTAATATCTGCGTTCCTATCAGTAACGTGCGGCCTAATATGTATGATGGTAATTGGTCCTGAGAATTTTGGATACATTGCACAGATAGGGTTGCTTTCCGGTAGCGTGTTGGGTATGGTGGCATTCGCCGCATGGATGACCGAAGACATGATGTAAAATCTGGGATGGTCCTAGAAAATTAAGAGGATAAAGTTATGGTTGAAGAAGCTAAAAAAATAAAGTTCGATCTGGAGTTTATGATACTAAATATGAACTCTGGACGCATGGAAGAGGCTAACGAGTCGCTACAGAAAGCATTCAAAACCCTTAATGAAATTATAGACGAGGAATAAAAATGTTTCACATAACGCCTAAATCAAAGAACGCCAAAGTGGGCAAGATGGCAGTGACAACTAGCACTGCGACAACATGTCCCACCTCATGCCCGTTCAAAAGTAATGGCTGCTATGCAGACAGTGGGCCATTGAAACTACATTGGGATAAAGTCACCGAAGGTGAGCGTGGTGACGATTGGTCTACGTTCATTAGCAAGATCAAAGACTTACCTGCTGGTAGCAAATGGCGTCACAATCAAGCTGGCGACTTGCCCGGTGACATGGAGAAGCTGGACAATGAGAAGTGTATTGAGCTTGCCAAAGCTAATGAAGGCAAGCGTGGGTTTACATACACACACTATGACGTGCTGAACAATTTCCAGAACGCCATAACTGTCAATATGATGAACCACTTAGGCTTCACTGTTAATGTATCGGCTAACAATCTTGAACATGCAGACCAGCTATGCGATCTTGACATAGCTCCGGTGGCAACAGTGTTGCCGATTGAGCAGACAACCAATACCGTGACGCCAAAAGGCAGGAAGGTTGTGGTATGTCCTGCTACTTACAAAGATGACGTATCCTGTGCGTCGTGTATGTTATGTGAGAAGTGGGATAGGAATGTAGTAGTTGGCTTTCCGGCTCACGGTACAAGTAAAAAGAAAGCGTCAGTAGTAGCTAGTAACTAACCGAAACTAAACCAAACCAAAAGGACTAAACCAATGTTTAAGAAATCTTATGAAATAACCAAACTGTCTCCCAACGATGCTAAGTATAATACGTTTACAAAATTACTAGGTAATCGTGACTACCCTCTATCAAATGTAGGACAAATTGCAGATAGTATGGTTACACTTGGAAACTTCCTTCATTGTATTCCGATAATTGTCTCTGAGGATGGGCGCATTGTAGACGGCCAGACTAGGATGGCAGCAGCAACGTCTTGTATACCCCAACAAGATATATTCTATGTTACAATTCCAAATAAAGACGTAGCTAAAATTGCTATTGCACTTAATACAAACAAACGAAACTGGAACCTTGGAAACTTTGCTAACTACTGGAGTGAACAACAAGATGATATGAAAGCATCAGAAAATTACAAAAGATACATGAGCTACTATAATAATAATAAAGTAACACATGGCGTTTTGATTGCCATCTGTAATAAAGAAACATCAAGAATGTTTTCCCTTAAAAATGGCGGTAATAAAACATTTAAAGAGGGTGATCTTTACTTTAGTAAGGATATCATCAACCATGTAGAAGATGTACTGTCAAAGTTTAGAAAACTAGCTAACGCATCTTTGTACATACCTATTAGGCCAGCTACTTTGAAAAAGCAACAGTTTCAGGAGGCAATGCTTATGGCCCTTGCGGTACCGTGCTTTGACTTTGACAAATTTGTTAAGAACTTGTGCCGCAGTAGGCATCAGTTCAATGAGTTTGCCCATAAACCAACCATGTATAACGAAATTATTCGTATTCACAACAAAAAGGTAAGGAAATAATTATGCCTGACTATGATATTTTAGTTGACAAATATATTTCAATGGGATATCCTGTTGATAAGGCTAAAGATTATGCAACCCTAGATTGGATGGAGGAAGCACATGAGTGTGATGCAAAACGAAATTATCAGAGAGGGCTTATTCAACGCTCACTTGGATTGGCTGCTCGAAGACGGGTGGCCTGAAGATCAAGTTGAGACTTATGATGAGGCTGCCCGTAGAACACATGAAGACTGGGAAGGAATGGAATAATGAAACTATTTAGATTACACCAGAACATCAACACAGGTTACGACACCTACGATAGTGCCGTGGTGGTTGCTGATAGTGCAGCAGAAGCACAGCAGATACACCCCAACGGTGGGTCAGGTGACTTTAGTATGTATGATAGTTGGGTAGCGTATCCCGGCCTTGTAAAAGTAATGTATTTAGGTGAGGTCGTGGGTGAACCAGATAGTGATATCTACCCCGGTGCTATAATTTGTGCATCATTTAACGCAGGATAAAGGATAAATAAAATGAACGGACTTAGAATACATAGCGTAGATAACATTAAAGTAAAACGTGAAGACTATGAAAGCTTCACAACCATAACGGTAACTGTCACTGACAAAACTAACAAAGACTTTGAGCTAACTTTGTTCACAGACAAAGGCTTTATCCCTGACATGGAGGTGCAAGATGACAGTTGATTTCGTAGAAGTAGAACTCGGTGGTGATAACTGGACGATTACATGGGACGTAAGCCGTCGCAAAAAAATCAAGACTACAGGTGAGAAGTATGGTCTAAAGTACACCATCTATTCGCTTACTGACTTGACACCAGCACAGGCTTATGATATAGCTATGGTGCAATTGGAGTGGCTGAAGAAGGATCAAAGCTATGTTATCTAAACAGGAATGGGATGAGCTACAGCAGCTATCCTACAACGTGATGCCAAAGTGGTGGTATAATAAAGAACAGTGCGAGGCACAGTACCAAGCCTATCGAAAGGGGTATGAGGAATGGGAAAGAAAGACACAAACAAGCTGGGGCCAGCCCACAATAGACATGGAGTGAACAGAAACCCACAAGCAAAGATTCTGCAAAGAACTTTGTTTCGTAATCGCATCCTTCTAAATAAAAAGAAGGATGTTAAACCGGAGATAGAAGATGTCTAAGATAATGAACTGGATGATGAGCGTAGAAGATTTTGTAAATGGATATTCTTATGGCGGCATGAATGACTTCACTGTTGATGAGGTGGTAGAAGATGTTGGCATGTACTTTAAGTCTGGTGAAGCAGTGAAGTATGCTCGGCGGTATATAGAAAAACAAATGGAAGAAAGATAATATGAACGCATGGCATGATATACTAGAGGAGCTACAACATGAACATGAAAGTGTTTGAGCAAGTTTATAATGAACTTAGTTTATTACAACAGGAAGACATGGACGATCTAAACATCGCAGAGGAATCTCTGATGGCAGCTATGACATTTACCATGACCAACGCACCCTCTGTACTGAACGGATTGTGCTTGATTTCTAATACGTTTAATGGTATACTGGCTGAGTACACACTAAAAGACATACAACTAAAAGGAGAGTAACAATGTATACGCCTGACTTTCAAAGTGTAGAAGATGTGCAACGGTTCCTTCGCTATGGTGGTGACGCATGGTGCCGACCAATGGTTGAGGAATACATGGAACTTGTGGCCCTTGATACTGATATTGAGGACATTGATATAGATGAACTTAATGGATGGATTGAACATGAAATGTCATTAGCAACAAAGGGGTACGAGGAATGGTCTAATGACACCGCTTGAGGCTATAGAAGAAACTCTTGAAGTATTAAGCCAGCTTCAGTTGAATGGCTCAGTAAAACTGGAAGATAGTGACAAAGTGTCACAGTGCATTCAGCATTTATATACAATACGTTTCAACCTAAAGATGAAAGAGAACCAAAATGTTTAACCATGATGTACTTAACTTTAATGTAGAGAAGTTTGATCTTGGTGCCTTCAACCCTAACTTTGGGGGTATTGATGGGGGTAAGATTGATCCCTCACTAGGCGTAGGTCTGCGTCGGACTGATAGCGGAGAGCCTATTGCTATTGTCTCTGACGCATACGAGCCAGTACAATATCTTGATCTTGTGGAAAACCTTGAGCAGTCTATTGCCATGTCAGGCATTGATCTTGATCGTGCTGAGTTCAAAACCAATGTGATTGGTCATGGCGAACAGCTAGAACTTACTGCCAAGTTCCATGCGGAGGCCACTACTATTGATGGGAGGAATGATACGGTCATCCCCCAGTTCAAGTTTCGTACCAGCCACAACAGAACATGGGCTAACAACGGGATGATGGGATACTTCCGATCAGCCTGTTACAATACTCTTGTTGATGGTAACAAGCTGGCCTATGTGTATGGTCGCCACTC